GCAATTCTGTCGGCAATATCAACCGCGGATGGTTGTAGTGCTCCACTACGTGCCATAGCTTCAGCGTTTATAGCATCTCTATCACGATCTATATCTGTACGATTTTGATCTGACACAGCCTTTTGGATTTCCACCGGTCTGGATATAATTAATCCGTTACCAATTTTGCCTTCAACAATATTAAGTACTCTTGGCGGAGTAGGTGGTATAGTTGCCGACGTTACAAATGTTGCTTCAAATGCCTTATCTAAAGTAACAATACCGTTTAGAGTAGACACATCAATTTTACCTACCTTACACTTGTTTTCTTCTAGTTCGTATTTTTTAACATCCTTGTCATCTTTACAACTAGGTAATAGAACAACAAGGCTTTGACCGGTTTCATCTACAGTCATAGTAAAGTCAGTACCACGCACAGCAATAGCCGCCGTGGGTGTTTTAATGTTTACTTGTTGTGGATTGTTTTTGGCTATTTGACCAGATGCATAACGCACAGTACCGGCACCAACTTTAAGTGCCAATTTACCTGCATCACTAGCCTTGGGATCAAATACAAAGTCATCAATGAGCAAACGACTATTTTCGTTTACTTTAACCTTAGTATCATCTTTGAATGTAATACTACTAACACAATTACCAGTGGTGTAAATATCCATTGACTCAATGCCAGCACCTTTGGCCCCATCAAGTTTTTGTTTATTACGTTCGATACCGCAGGCTGTGCCCTTGACTTCAGAAACAGTACCAATAGCAGCCCAGGTGTTGGTAAATGCCAACAAACATAAAGCCGCTATTAGCCCGCGCATACCTTACCTCACTAGTGCTGTTGCTGGACTCACAATAGCACTACCGCTAGTTCTAACAGTGATAGTATTGTGACTACCATTTGTTAAAATATTTACGGTTGTGTCGTTATTACCTTGTTGCTGAGTGGTAATACTGTTGAAGTCACCAGTGGTGTTCATAACCAATTGATGCCCGCCACTGCCGGCATTGTCGGTTTGTTGAATATTAACTACGTTACTACTACCAGCAATGGTATCGTTTACACTACCATAACTACTGGTCAAGCTACTCGTAACTTGGTTACTAGAGCCATTGATGCTAGTTGCACTATTAATATTACTACCAACTAAGTTAGTAATCATTAAGTTGGTACTACCAGTAATGCTTTCAGTAATATTATTTTGATTGTTTGTTGAATGATTTTGATCACCAACGGTCAAACTAGTGCGGTTACTGTTGCCAGTGACTGTACTAGAGTAGGTATTGTTACTACCCTGTATGTCATACTGAGCACTATTACTGCTACCATGTTGAGTAATAGATAATGTATTACTACTTCCAGTGATAGTACCATAGTTCAATGCGCTAGGTGCTGCTGGTGTAAATGTAGTAATACCTGTTCCATCTATAGCTACTGCTGTCGTGTTAGTAATACCACCAACTCGGTTTGTACCGCCAACTTGCTCGATTGTGATAGTATTACTACCGCCTACTTGTTGAATATATACGTTGTTTGGTCCAGTAGCGTCTGTTGCAAATACCGCTCCCGAAATCAATAGCATTGATGCTAATACTAACCCTTTTATTTTAGTTTTCATTTGGGTTCTTCTTTCTTGGCTTGTGGCCGTTATTACTGCTTATTTGACCTTGGGCTCATTAACTATAATAGCCAAAGGTATTTCTGATACTACTTTCTTTACTACCCAGCCGCTGTGGCCTTGACCATCCTTAACACGTATCCACTCACCTTCTTGGTCAACGATAGTTAATTCTGTACCTGCAAGCAATTGCCATGATTTAGTACTTTTGTCATTTGCTTCTTTATAGATATAAGTAAGATCTTTCAGATAAACCTTACTGGTTGATACTACTGGTTTTTCTTTTGTTTTTTCTTGTACAGGTTCTGGGGCGGGCTCTTTAACAGGGTCTGCTTTTGGTTGCTCTTTGATTGCGACGGGTACTTCAATTTGAATAGATTTGCTAATGCGTTCAACATTATTACCCTCCTCTTTAAATGACCAGTGTCCTTTGCGGGCACCTTCGTTAATAGTACCTACCACGGCTGCCTGTACTGCTATATCAATTGCCTTGTTGATACTTTCGTTAACACTACCACCAATTTCGCCTTCTACACTATCAGTACCAGTATTAAAGAATCTTAATAGCGTAACCTTGTCCATGTAACTTAATACTGTCTTAGTCACAGTTACGTTGGTTAGAACTTCACCAGTACTTACGCTAACTGTTCTTAGGTTAACTGTTACAGTATCGCTTTGATATTGTGTGTTAGCACCGATACCAAATACACGCATACCGCTACCACCAGTTAACAAGTTCGAATCGTAGCCAATGATACCACCTTCCATTAATATTCCAGCAAACAACATAGCTGGCAATGGTTTGGCATCACGACCTTGATACGCTTCGCGCATCTGACGAATCATTTGGCGCTCTTTGATTAAGTTATCTAGACCAACACGCTCTAACGGAATAAACCAACGTCCGTTACCAACGTCTTGTAGGGCTTTAATTAGATAACTTTCACTACCTTGTGTAACTGCTGTTGAAAAGCTAGCTACGTTTGGCATATACTTACGTTGTCCAGTTTTGTCTTGGAAACTGTAAACAGCCACAGGGATTGGTCCGCCTTGTGGTGGTCGAATATCGTTCTCAGATTTTTTTAAGAACTTGCTGTTTTCTACAACTGGCTCATCAAATTGATTGCCTGTAATCTTGTCGTGGATTGCTGACCCGGTAGCACAACCTGCTAACATTGCTACTAATACTAAGGATATAAGTGTCTTTTTCATTTAATTGTCCTTAGAATGCAAAGGTGCCAACGGGCACGTTAATGTCTGTATATTGACTTGGATTTGAATCATTTGTAATGTGTATGTTAATTTTGCCTGTAGCCGAATTTAACGACCAGGTCATTGTATTACCACCTACGCTCATTGTTCCGCCACAGTTATTACCACAACTAGGTTGCCCTGTTGCTCCGTATAATGTGTTAGTAATTTGTAGTGCTAGTTGGCTGTAGATGCGTGATTGTAGGTTAGCAACAAATTGTGCCTGAGGGGTATTTGCAGCAGCCGCTTGCGCTTGTTGGGCTAGTGCATCAGCAGAAGCCTTGTTAGTTGCTTTTGCTTGATCTTCTAATTGTTTGATATTAAGTACGTAGGTACCATACCCAGCACCGTTGAATGCTGGACTGTTAAATTGATAATCCATTTGTGCGCTGACTGCTGCCGCAGAAACGCAAATAAGACCGACCCCGAGGATCTGTTTGACAAACTTCATACTTCCTACTCCCTTTGTTATTATTATTATTGGTAGTAGAATCGTCAAGACTCTAGCTCCTATTAGTATTTAATAGGATCTAGAATAAATTATCTAACTGCTTATTACTTTGGGGGGATTCTTGAGAGGATTTCTTGGTAAAATGTGTCTAATTCGCCACCGAACCGTCCCATTAAATGCTCGGATAAGTCCTCGAGTAGCTTATAATTGCGGTCTTGCCATGCCTGTACAAATGCTTCATGTAGTTCAACATAACGGTCGAGTGTGGGTAATTCTGCTATGATTTTTTCTGCTGGCAATACACACCAAGCATGAAACATTTCTCCATTAACTGGAAAACTTTCTAATTCTAATACGGTATGCGTCTTTTTAATATCTTCTACTACGGTTTTATCCCATACGATTTGCATAAGTTCTCTTTTCTAACTTGAGTGCGTGGTATATTGCTTGTACACCTTGTGCTTGGCTAATACAGTCCTCTAGGGCATTGTGTAGGCCAGCTTTGCCTTTTTCGCGTGGATCACCGTGTACACCAAATAGTGTACGGCTATCACGTATTTGCCAAAACTGCCAAGGAGTAGGCCAGCCCTGTTGTCTATAGATATTTTCTAAAATAACAATGTCAAACGCAGGACCTTGACACCAAATGTTTTCAACTCCTACGCAGAAACGATTTAAGTCTCGATACATTGTTTCTAGGCTAACACGACCTTCTTCGCCTAGAGCTTCTTCTCTAACATCATCGGCTTGCTTGGCCCACCAGTTGAGTGTATCCTGTTGAATCTCACGACCTAAGGCTAGCTGTTCGTCGACATCAATACGGAAGTATAAGCTATCACCGAAAGACCCTGGCGTATATTCATCAAATTTTACAGCACCAAGGGTAAGGATGGCACAATCTGGACGTGTACCTAAGGATTCTAAATCGAGCATAATTGAGGACATATTGCTATTATACGCTAATGATGTTTTTATGTCAAATTATTTGAATAAACGGATAAATATTGGTGTAGTTCGCGATATGGGGATATCCAACTACTCTAATGCTAGAAGGAGCATCAGCAATGATATTTATTACACAACAAACCTATGCCTTTGTTTACAAGTGGACAGAATTGTCTACAGGTAAATGGTATATCGGTTCACGCACTCGCAACGGGTCTCATTTAAATGACGGATATATCTGCTCGAGTAAAATTGTTAAACCACTAATATTAGAAAATAAAGACAATTGGGTAAGAGAGATACTATGTATTGGCTATCCAAAAGATATGCGTAAGTTAGAAGGTGCATATTTGGTATTGTTAAATGCTAAACACGATCCAATGAGTTATAATATGAGTGATGGCACTTTTTCTACTACCGGTAAGGAACCCTGGAATAAAGGTTTAATTCTCGACGGCGAAAAATACAAAGGCGGCAGAAAAAATAAAGGTAAACAGCCAAGGCTTGGAACTACATATTCTGAAGAAAGCAAAAAGAAAATGAGTTTAGCTAAGAAAGGTAGACCGGGACCAAAACAATCAGAAGAAACTAAATTAAAAAAATCCAAAGCAAATTCTGGAAAACGTTGGGTACATAATATTTCTCTAAGAGAAAGAAAATATGTTTCGCCTGTTGAATTTAATCTATTATGTTGTAGTGGATGGGCATTGGGATTGGGCCCAAGAACTCTTTAATTATTGGCCTTTTAATAATTTCATCGATTCGGCTTCTACCACACGGGTACGCAAACCCGAACTGGAGAATGAATGATCACGACGATTAAAGATCGGTTCAATGCCGCGCATCCATCCTTCTTGTTTACCGGTATATTCTGATTGTTCATATTCAACACCTAGTACCCGAATATCAAGCGGAAGAATTAATAGCAAGTCAACTAGGTCTTGTTCTGTTTGATATACAACTACTTCATCTACATAACGGCAAGCGGCTAGTTGTATTTGACGTTCCACAATACTCTGTACAGGTTTATTCTTAGTGTCGGGACGATCTATAGTCGGATCTGTTTGTAGTCCAGCAATTAGGTAATCGCAATGATTTTTAGCTTCGGCTAACATGGCGATATGTCCTGCGTGTAGCATATCAAAGGTACTAAAGGTAATGCCAATCTTCTTGCCATCATCCTTGAGTTTACGTATGTGGTTAAATATCATTGATCAACTTCTATTTTAACTTGTAATGGGAATCCGTTATTACGAGCAAGTAAGGTAACTTCAATGCCTTTTTGTTCAGCGAGTTCATACGGTAGTACAGCCACCACCGCCGAGCCTTCTTCGTGTACTTTCATTGTCAATGACTCAGCAGCACCTTCATCGTAGTGAAATATGATTTTAAGTGTTTCAATAACAAACTCTTGTGTAGTAGATTCGTCATTGATGTAGATAACACGATATTGAGGTGGTTCTGGAATGTTAGATTTAACTTCTA